TAGATAAATCTCTTAATTCTCCTAATTTCTTACCTTTTGCATCGTAAACTTTCCACCTATATCCTTCTACTCCACCATTGCCATGATATGATTGTCTGATTTTAAGATCATATTTTTGTTCAATTCCACAATCATAAAGTTTAATTCCTTTAATACCGCAATATTCCCCTTTGATGCTGATACACTCTCCGTATTTATTACAATATTCACAACTCAAATAATCACCTCATTTAACTTTACGTGAAACCTAAGTTTCATTCAAACTGGTATTTTGTATAAATCCTCACTCAGTAACTTATTAAAAATATCTAATCCCTTATCAACTGGAGCATCTTTTTCATGCAATAAATCTTTATGTTTATTAGGGACAATAGCGTACAAACGATCTTTTATCAAAAACTTGTTTGCTTGTTTTTTTATATCATTTACTCCTATATCCTTATCCAAAGCAAAAATAATATCTGCACCAAGCTTCTCCAACTTGAGAACTTGAGTATCACTTATTTCATGTCCTCCGATACTTACAGAGTTGCAGTACCCCATAGAAAAAGCTTTCTCGACGCTTTTTTCTGATTCAAATACAAGCACTTTTCCAGACTCTTTAATGAATTGAAACGCCTTATCTAGACCATAAAGAATTCTCGTTTTAGGAACAGGATGTAAATACCAATACTTAGGTAAAAACTCTGATTCAAAAACTCTTCTGCCTTTTACTCCAACTAAATTTCCTAACTCATCACGAATGGGGATAGTAATACAGTCATCTTTTATACTATAACCAATCTCAAATAGTTTTTGTGTTTCTAAGTCTATCCCTTCTTCTAAGAACCACACATTAGGTTGATTTACATACTCGTTTAGAATTGCTTCTGGTAGAAATAGGAGAGGATGATTATCATAATCCTCTCCTTTATCCTCTAAAATATCCAGTATTGCAACACAAGGATCTTCAATAACTTCTTTTTGATACGGTGAGTCATAGAATGAATATCCGCATATTTCGCAAATCCAGTTAATTGCATGAGTAATATATAGTTTCTTTATGTATATGACCAACTCTATAATATCCGCTTTTTCAGGAAAATCATTTCGAGTATGATTTAATACCTTTAANGTATCATGAAAAACATTGATAGCTGTTGAATTGTCTCCATCTGGATTAGAGGCTGTGTAACAGGTATTATTTCTTTTTACATTTTTGCANCCAAGTGCTTCTAGTATTGTACGCACTTTATCATCTTGTTTTATTTTATCTTTTAAGACTTGTGCATCCAATCTCTATCACACCTTCCTTAATCTTTGCCTAATTGTTCTTTCATCTTTTTAATTGAACTATTCAATATATTTTCGATATTATCGTATTCCCAATACCAAATCTCTAGCAATCCAATACTGTTTTCTTCTGCATACAACCTTTTTCTTGCATCATGCTCTTGTTGTTTCTTAAAGTGTTTTATGGCTACATCTATACCTTGACCATAAAAATCAACAGGTCTTTCATGTTGTTCGCCTTGGTACTCAATCAATAGATTATATTCTTTAATATAGAAATCGTAAGAAAGCCAACCTCCACCTAATCCCTTTAAGGTAGGAAATGTTTTATTCTTTTTGAATAATATCTTTTTATTTTCTAAGAACTTCATAATTCTCTCTTCTCCTGTGGATTTGCGACAATTAGGACATCTTTTTCCATTTAAGAAATTAGCTGGTGTCACAGGATATATTTTATTGCACTTATTATGTCTCATCTCTATGTGTGATAATGCATAAATGTATTCGCCAATAACCGTGTATTCTTCTCCAACTTTGTCACGCACCTCTTCACAAAATTTCTTAGTGGATTTAGTGTGGGTTTTAATTCTTTGTATATCCATACATTTTGGACATCTTCTACCATTAAGAAATTTATATGGTGTAACTTTGTATTTATAGCCGCATAAATTATGTCTCATGAGAATGTGAGTATCAATATTAATATATTCTCCCAATACACTATAATCGCTTCCCACTAAACTAATTACCTCATCCTTAAATGTAGATAATGATTTTCTTTTATTTCCGAAACAGTGAGGACATCTTTTACCCATGATGAAGTTAGCAGGAGAGACTGGGTATTCATTATTACAAGTATTGTGCCTCATTAATATGTGAGAATGTGCCTTTAGATAGATTCCAGTAACTGCATATTCATCTCCTACTAACGAGTGAACCTGTTCTACGAACTCTCTATGTGTTTTTCTTTTTGTCATACGTCTCGTCTACCAAGCTCTTCTTTTAGTTTTTTAACTTCTCTTTCTTGCTTTAATTTCTTATGTTGTTTCTTCATGCTCACAAACTCTTTTTCGCTCTCAGACAATATTAAATACCCTTTTTCTAACCACATATTCTTGCCCTTATCTACCTCAAAACAAAGGCGATCACGGTCTTTTCCACCCCTATTTTTATCAATAAATCCTATGTAATATATTTTATTTCTATCTAATTTTTCGATTTCAGGCACTCCATCAGGTTTATAAATTACATATTTATCATATTCATCAGGAAACATTGGTCTATACATGATCAACCCGTCCGCAATATGTTTAATATGTTTTCCGTTAGCGATAGCGGTTGAATTCAATACTTCAGAAAATAATGAATCGTCTGTTAACTGAAAGGTTGCCCAAATTGATATATCTAATTCTGATGCTTCTTCTTTAAGCATGTCTCCTGTTTTAACAAAAGACATCCAATCATGGTCAGGTGCTTTTAATGTATCATAAATAATTAGTTTACATTTTTTAATTTTATGTCTCTTAAACTGTCTCTTTAACGTTATTTCATCAAACTTATTTAGCTCTAGAAAATGAATTTTTGTATGATCTTCTATGAATTGAGCAGCTACATTAACTACTTCTTCTTCTATTTCATCCAGCGTCCCTGTAACAATATTTCCTTCATCTATTGTAATATTGAAATTTCTTTGAACGACATTGCCTAATTCATTTAGTGTTCCATCTAGGTTATAATGAAAAAACTTATTATTTATAACTGCACTCAAGAGCATGGCGTCCCATTCGTCTTCGGACTGCTCATTGGCTGCCACTAGAACGTCAATACCGAACATAAGCGAAACGTATGCAGCGATAACTGAAGTTTTCCGTGACTTGCCACATCCTGAATGCATACCTGCTAATGTTAGCTTCTTCGGTCTTAACCCTCTAATTAACATGTTAAGTATCTCGAAAGGTACTTCTAAGCCAATATCAGGCGTTTCTTTCCATTGTTGAACTCTCTGTCTCATATTTCTTCCCAATAGAACACTATCTTGTACTCCACCTATAACCGTACCTATGGTATTGATTTGATATTCCATACCTTTAATAATATCTTCTGTGGACACCTTGCTGAAGTTATTTTTCTCAAATATCTTCTTAGCTGGAAAACCTTTTCTCTCGAATTCACGCAACAAAGAATACTTCTTTAAGTTATTATAGTAATTTTCAAATTCCCCTAGATCGACCAACGCCGTAATTCTTTTTATATATGAATAACCTTTTAGAGATTCATATTTCTTTTTTCTATCAGCATCTTGATTCATAAAGATATTTATTTTTGACTCTGTTAACTCTCCGTTTAATTGATGATGATATAATTCATATAAAGAATTATATAAGAATGCACTTGTATCATATGCGAAATCGTATTTGGGAATGATCAAATCGCCATAATCTAAAAATAAATCAGGATTTTCAAAAAAACTTGCTACTACTAATACTTCTGTATTGGCATCTTTAATATCTGATTCAACAATATTATTAATATATTTCCCCTCCGTTTAATCAAAAAGCTCTGAAATATCAATCCCTTCTTTTATAGGTTTCTTATTATTATTTCTTTGCACTTCTTTCATTTTTTCTTGGATGATTACGGAATCATTTGCTTTTTGAATAGTTAGATTATCTTGTTGCGTATTTTTCTTAGTCTTGGCATGATGTTTTTTAGCATCTGCTATATTATTTTTCACAATTGCTAATCCATATCTAAGTTCGGCAGTTGTGTTCTTAAATTGCTTATTATTTATTGCCCACTCAATCTTGTCTTTGCAATATTGATATGTGTACTCTAACGCCTCATATGGAATACCATTTTTATAGTTCTTCTTCAACTTACCGAATAATTTTGAATCATTTCTTACATCTTCTATGTACGGATAAAATGATCTAGGTATTGATTGATATGAATCCATTTTATGTACTTCAGCAATAACCCTCACTAAACTATCTCTTTTTAAATATTCACTCTGACGGAATTCTTTCTCTTTTTGATATTTAAATAAACAAATTTCTTTGTGGTACGTCTTACCGCTCACTTTCTCTCCTTGTCCTTTTTCTACTGGAAGCTTACAAATTGGACATGTTGGTAGTCTAGCCATTCACTTCACTCGCTTTACGATACCTCGATAACTCCCTTAATGCTCTAGTTAAAATCATATCATCATCGTTTGGATGAGCTGGAACTGACATTCTACAATCTTTCCCATAAATAAATCTAGAAATTGCTTCGTGTGCTAATGATAATTCAACTGGTTCATTATATTCTCTATTAAATCGTTCTTGATCCAAAACTACTTCTCTCCCTCTTAGTGTATGAAATTGAACTTTCATGTACTTTTTTATATTAAAAAACCCTTATTTTTCAAGGTTTTTCAGACTATATTCTTCAGCAATAATATCTGGACAACTCCCATGAACATAAGTCCAACCTGTATCAAATCTTTGTGAAATGTATTCGCAACCAGTTTCACT